CATAATTTACAAATCCTTCTGATTCTAAAGTACTTTTAAAATCTAAACCATAATCAGATTGAAAAGGATCAAAATCTATTTGATCTTCATATCCTTCAGGCATATAAATCAATCTTTCATTTTCAGTTTTATCATTGAAAAATGTATTATAATTTTCAGTTAAATGTTCTGAAGTATAAACAGTATTTAATTGATTTATATCTGTTTGAGGATCAACTATCGGACTTGCGTATATTGGAGTTGCCATTCTTTTCTACCTCTATTGTATCATTAACCGACTTCTTGAGTTTGACCAGTGTTTGCAGCAAAGCCAGCTTCCCCTGGAGTCGGCGCAGTTCCAACTCCAACGGTTCCACCACCAGTTGCTGTTGCATCCGCTGGATTAGCCCCTGGAGGTACTCTTCCAGCCCCAGCCATCCCTCCTGGTGGTTGACCAGGGGCAGTAGGAGCTTGGCCTGTTCCTTGTTCATTTGCCATTCCTTTCAATATATCTGCAAAGATAGCTGCTTCATTAGGATCATTTACAAGTTCATCTGGATCTATATCTTGTGACACTGCTATCTCTCGGATTAAATTTGGAATTTTAATAAATGGTGCTAGCATCGGATTACTTACAGTTTGTAGAAGCATTGTTAACCGTTGTGATCGAACTTCTTTTTGCATCACAGCAGCTACACCCTTTGGCTTTATTTCTAAATCTCCTACTATCTCTATATCTAGATCATTAAATTGCATGTTCCACTGAAAATACGCTTCACCCATCGGTTTTAAAAGATAATCATCGATGTTTTTAATTACAGTTTTAATAGATAAACCAGCAGACCCTAAAAGCATAGACAAGCCCGACGCTGTTCTACCGGTGCCGGTTACACCCGTCTGGCCGTGTACGATACTGGGAATACCAGTTTCTTCATCTGCTAGTTGACGAGCTACTTGATACATCTGTAAATTTTCAGGGGCTGTATTAGGAAATTTAATACCATTTATAGCAGTACCGGTAACACCAGTCTGCCTTCTAAAGATTTTACCAGGATAAACTTCCATAGATTGCCCCGGTACAAGCTGTGCTTCATCTACATCTAATATTAAGTTTCCAGCAAGTGCTAGATTATCAATGCCCATTCTCATATGGCCGTTCATAAGTAGTTGAGCATCTTCCATATTCTCCGCTACGCCTACTCCGAAAAATTGGTAAGGATTTAGTTCATAAGGAAATGCCTGATAAGGAATACGCATAGGAGTAAATGGATTTACTACTGCTCTAACTATCATGCCTGAACAAACCCATATATTAACTTGTACAGAGGTTAGTTCAGATAAACTTTTAGGCATTTCCATACCTGCTTCTTCAGCTAAAGTAGAATCTAAAATGCCCCAATATTCTAGAATTTCAAACCTGTTACTATCATTCATAGGATCATTATCTGAACGAATAGTAGGTTCAAAGTGTCTTTCTTCGTAATTCGGTCCCATTTCTAAAGCAAGTTCTAGTTTTTCTTTATTAAAATATGGGCGATTCATAAGATCACGAACCTGTTCTCGATTCATCCTATGCCGTTGAATTACATATTCACAATCTTCTATACTTGTAGCACTAGGATCAGGATAAAAATCCCAACAACTAACCGCTTCTATTCGAGGCACGGTTTTTTCATAAGGATCGTACTCTTTAGCATCACCAGTACCCTTCCAGCGATGTACTTTTTTACCATAGTTAAACGGACCTTTTACAATACCAGTACCTAGTAAAGAACATTCAAAAATAGCATGGCGTAGAACATTCACAGCAGAAGTATCTAGAAGTTGGTCCATTATGACCTTTTCCATCTTTCTAGCTGTCTCTGCTGCTGGTTTTATCTGTGGCTGTCCAAGATAACCCGGACCTGGGACTAAATTGTCCGATTGTCCAAAGGTAGTACTTAAACCTGCAAGCATAGGATTACCACCCTGCTCTTCAGTTGAAGTAGCCTCTAGAGCACCCGGTAAAAGTTCTTTACCATCTCCTTGAAAACCCTCTATACCAGCCTGCTGTTCTTGAGGCATTTGTAAATGAGCAAACTCTGCCACACCCTCTGGCACAGGAGTAGGTTCGATAGTTAAGGGAAATTTCTTATTTGCAAAAAGAATATCGGTCAATTGCCCATAAGCAGCAAGTACTTTTACTTTTGTAATCTTTAAAAATACCTTGGATTTTTCAGAATTTCTATATTGAGTAGAAGAATCTGTTATTCCTCGATAGTTTTTATAAGCACTTAACCAGCGAATTTCATCCGCTCGTTTACCTTCTTCAGCATCTGCAAACTTACCTTTTATAACTCCAGCAAGATTAGATACGTCATCAGGATCTAACTCCATAGGCTGATCTAGATCTATATCATTGGGTGGCATATGCCTTCTTCCTTATTATGAAAAGTCCTTTTGAAGTGAAAAATCACCATGCAAACGGTCAATAGAACCATCTACATGCCTACCGGCTTTCTTTTTGCCTGAGTGATTTGCAAATTGAGTTTGATCCGGTTCAGCTAGAACTTTCTTTTCTAACTTCATCCGATACAAGTTTCCACTAGGAACATCGCTTAGATCTCCCTGCTTGACTTTACCTTCGATATCTTTCTTTCCGGGGTAACGATAACCGTATGGCATTTTAATCTCCTTTATCCTGTTAGTTTATTCATTTGGTCTTCCAGTTTTGCTACTGGTCTTCCTTCTGCATCTACCGGTCCCATTCCTGGTACAAGTTGATATAATTGATCTAAAATAAAAAGTGGGCCAAATCCAGGTATTTTTGGACCGCCCTTTGGATCGGGTTTTTTCTTTGCTTTTTTTGCAGGAACCTTTTCTCCAGTATCATATGGTATACCCAATCTTTTAGCTGCTTTTTGATTCGCTGCTTTTAATCTTGCTTCTGCTCTTTGTCGTAATTTCTCTGCTAAAGGACTAGTTGCAGAGGGTTTTCCTGCTTTTGTAGCTGCTTTTCTAGCTGCTTCTGCTTTTCTAGCTGCTTTTCTAGCTGCTTTTTTAGCTTCTTTTTCTGCTTCTTTCTGTTTTCTTAATTCTTCCTTTTTTTTCCATTCTTCTTTTTCTCTTTCACTTTTAGTCTGTTTAATAGGGACAGTTTTTCTTTCAAATCTAAAGTTAAGTAAGTTTCGTATTTGTTCGTCTATATCATATGTTTTTTCATCTATATCATATGTTTGTTCATCTGGATCATATGTTAGTTCATCTATATCATATGAAACAGTAGGTGTAGCAGAAATGGGATCTTGAACAGAATAAGTTTTGGCAGATTCTTTATCCTGTACCCGTGACCACCTTTCAAATTTAGTATCTGTTTCTTTTACAACTGCTCTTGAATGATATCCAGACCTCCAGCTTTTTTCCCCTCTTCCCCAACTTGCAGTTGGCGCTCTTACAAGTTCATTTTGTACTGTGACTTCATACTGTGGCTGTGTATATTCTGCTATTTGGTCTGCTTTTTGATTTACCTCTGCTATCCATTGCTCTCTAGTCAGCCATCCTTGTGGAACAATATCAAAACTAGTAGAAGATCCTTGTACAGATACTGGTTGTCTTATATCAAGCATTGAACGCACAGCACCTTTATCTCTTAATTTGCTATGAGATACTTGTGCGGGTTGCTTCCCTTTAAGTAACTGTACTACAGCTTGTGCTACAGGCTCTTCATATAATCCTTCTGTTTCTCTTATTTGAACCCTTCTTTCAGGCTCTTTTTTAGGAATACTTAAATAATACTTATAAGCGTCAATAAGAAAAGATGTATCTGCAAAATTTGGCTCTTGAGTTTCAGGATGTTGGGTAAGTTTTACAAGATATCTAGGTTCAAAATCTTTAAATTTAGGTTCTTGAATTTTTGTAATCATTCCTCCACGCACTAAAGTATCTAGTATATCTTCTAGTACAGGATTAGCAGAATCTGTTATTTTTCTAGGTACTAATTCTTGTGTTCCTGGTTTTTCTTCGCGTTCATAATCTCTATATTGTTCCCATTGTTGTTTTTTAGCATCAAGTTCTTTTAGATTTTTCCCAAAATGTCCTGTAAAGTATCTTATAAAATGTCTAAGCATACGGGATTCTTTTCGTTGGCCTACAATACCCAAGGTTTTTAAAAATTCTTTTATTTCACCCGCAGATTTACCAAAAGAATTTGATGAAATAGTAAATGCTACAGAATTTTCAGAAGGAGGAACGCCATTTCTAACACCTTGAAATCTTAACGTATCAAAATACCCACTTGCACCCTCTGCAAAAAGATCTATATCCCACTTTATTCCTTGTTGAAATTGATCTTGTGTAGATTTAGGATAATCTGTTCTATAGTCATGTACTTGACCCGGCCATTCAGTTTTTGTACCTTCCGGTTGTGCATATTTTCTAATACGAGCAATATATTCCTCTTGAGTTTCAAATTTAGATTTTTTACTTTCTAATATTTCTCCACTTTTTATAGGTTGCCATTCAGTAGCAGTTTCAAATATAGGAGAATATTCTAATTTAAATTTTATTTGATCGGCTATAAAACTAGTAAAAAACTTTTTTAAATTTGGATATTTGCGTAAAGTTACTAGCTGATCTCCTGGTGTATACATTCTAGTTTCTGTATCCCAGGCCCCTTCAACTCTATCTCCAGTCGGATATCCTGCAGCATCATAAGGTGTAGCAGATTCATATAAATCAATACCTGAATCTTGAATTTCCTGTAAACAATCCTTTAATTCTTCAAATACATCTGTTACAAAAGATTTATCCTCAAATAAGGCTTTAGTTTCATTACTAATTGCAATTTCAGTTTTTATTTTTGTCTCTTTAGCCATTTAATATCCAAATATTGCATCGGCCATTTCTACTGGCTGATCTTTTATTCTACGAGAAAAACTTTCAAGATTGTAGTTTAATCTTCTCATCATAACCATATATCTAAGAGCATCATATGCGTGATCTTCTGCTTTTGTATCTACATCTTCTGAATTAGTTTTTGATAGAGGTAGAGTAGGTAAAGTTCTTATTAGATTTGTACAAGTAGAAACTATTCTAAGTCTAGGTTGCCCGGTTAAATCATCAGTTTTTAATCTGCGGTGTACTTCTATTTTACCGGACATTCTATTTGAATCAGAAGGAACCCATCTAACTCCTCTATTCATCATAGTTTCTGCTATACTCGGACCCAGGCCCATTTTAGACCAGCAAGACTTATCTAGTACAGATATCTGCATCGGTGGATCGAAGGCTTCTAGTTGTACAATTAAATCTGCTAGATCCTCACCAGTTAGACCTTTTCTGTATAATTCACGATAAATCCAAATATTACTATCCCAATCTATCGCTGCCCAAAGTACACAAGAAGGAGAACTAAAACCGTAATCCGCTGCTCTTATTCTAGGCCAGTTAGTAGGTACTTCAAACGGTTCTACAACGTGCATTAACCTGTCGAACTCAAAGAAAGCAGCACCTTCTGCAACGTCCCAATCACCCTCTAGCAATCTTCTACGCTCTACCTCTGGCAGAGAAAGCAACATAGCTTCGTACTCTCCTGAGTGCATCAAGTACGGATTGTCCGTTAGTCTGGCAGGAATGAACTTCCGCTGAAACAAAGGTTCATTTGCTCTAGAGTGAGAAGGTCCGTATTTTAAAGTTTTACCAGTGTCTATATCCGTAGCCCAAAAGGGCTCATTTGGTATATTAGGATCGATAAACATCTTTTTGATCCACCAACCGCCCATTCCTCCTGGGTTAGCACTTGCTCTCATGTATGTTTCAATATCTGGATCGGTAGTTCTAAGTCTAGATCTAAGATAGTTCCACACATAAGGAGAGGGGTAGTGGCCTAGTTCATCGATACCTATCCAGGTAAAACTCTGGCCTTGATACCTTGTAACATCAGAATCTTTATCTACATAGGAAAAAGTAGCAGTAGCACCTGAAGGAAAAGCCCAGGTAGACTTTGATTCTTTGAATTTAGAACCTGGAAAGGCTCTAGGATAGATCTTTCTAGATTGATCTATAAGCTCGGTCAGTTCGCCCAGAGTACGCCTGAGTAGTAAAGCACGGTGATTAGAATTGGAAGCGAACCTAAGAAGATCAACCAACATTGCATAAGATTTTCCCCCTCCTGCTGCTCCTCCATATAAAACTTCTTTTTCAGGCGCTGCTAAAAACTCCTCCTGTGGACCAGGATTCGGTTTAAATATTATTTCTGCGCCTTGCTTTATTGCATCTTTTAATGCTTTAGGTGCTTGATCTAGTAACTCTCCTGTAGCTACTCCACCGGATTCTAAAACTTTTAGAGCTTCTTTAGCTTTTTTTGCTCCTTTAGCTAAAGTATCTATTTTATTTCTTTGTCGCTCTAGATTTTTATTCTTTTCAGATACTTTCTTACGAGCTTGTCTTCGTAAGTACTCTTTGGTAGTTAATCTATAGTTGCCTTTTACACCTTCTTCAAGTTTGGGTCTAGCCATTAGTACTTTGCAGTCCTTACTACACAACCTTTTGTATATTTTTTAGTTTTTCTTTTCTTTCTTTTTTTTGTTACTTTTCCGCCCTTTTTCCAAGTAGTTTTAAATCCTAGTCTTGCTGATTCATTAATAGGATCTACTCCAAAAGAAAGAGTACTTGCATCTCCTACCTGATAAGAACCTTCTACATTTACATTTTCAAAAGGTTGGTCAAAGCTACCTTCTACTTTTCCTCTAGCAGTAAATCCTTCTATGCCAAAAGGATTTTTAATTTGACCAACGAGATTAGCTCTATATATATCATCTACAATATTTGCATACCCCCCTGCCTGTGCAGTAATATCTTCCCGATCTACTACTTCCTGAGAAGGAATTTCTACTTCTCCTTTTTCAACTAAACTAGCTATACCACCAATAACTGTTCCTAATTTTTCTATACTTTTTGGAGATAAATCAGTAAATTTTGATATTTCTTTAATTGCTGTATCTCTTATAGTTTTTGCATTACCCTTACTTTTTATATAAAATCCGTATGGACTTGTTTTACTTCTAACTCCTGCTCTAACAAGGGGCAACCATGTTTCTTTTAAATGGTTTATAACAGCTACTTTAAGATCAGGATCCTTTGCAATTTCTGGTATCTTTTCCATAGTTGTAGCTATAAATTCACCAGCAGCTTTTACACCTTCATTTGTTCTCTTATTTGTATTAGCCACTGGGAGTTACATCCTTCATCTGCTTCTTAGCAGGTAGCATAACCACACCATGAATAACTTCCGCTTGAATAGAAATATCCTGTTTCTTACCTATTCCTACGCGATCAAGGATTTCATTAGCTGATTTTAATCTAATTTCCATGTGATTCGCACGAATGTCACCATTCATGTCTAGACCTTCTACAAGACGATTAGCAGCTTTTACACTGGAAGAAGCTAGCATAACCCTTGTTCTATCTATAATTTCATCTTTTAAAGTATTTATTAACCACCCTCTAGAACTGTGCTTATAACCTGCGTCGTCTATTGCTTTTAGAACATTTCCGCCATTGTCCATAAGAGAGTTTAAGAACTTTACTTGCTTTTCGGTGTATTCTCTTTTAGCTGGTAAAGACATTAGGCTATTCCTTTGTAGAATACATGATTTTCAATTTGAATATCAGGTGTTTTTTGCATAGCCCAGGAGGGTTGTAACTTTTTTACATGATAGTGTGTGCATCCGTTTGTATTATCTTTAAGTTCTTGTGCTAGACATCTTGCAGCGATTATAATACAAGTGAGATAATCTTTATTATCTAGAGTTAAAACTTCTAATTTTGCTTTATTCGGATCGTTTTGATTCCAGCAAGAAAACTGATATTTCTTTCTACAGACCTTTTCTATAGTGCTACCCCACCAGCCGCCTTTTTTTACTCGATTTAGAATAACATGGCAGACTGCTTGCTTACCTAAATTAGGTTCGCCCCTGGCTTCGCCGTACATAGTTTTTGCAAGTGTAAATAGTTCTTTTTCTTTCATTTTAACTATTAACTGGCCTGACACTACCACCCCTCGCATAAGATTTTACTCTAGGATTCTGTTTAACCACTGCTTCATAGTTTTC